CGAACTATGCAAATTAGAGATTGCGCTGCGTAAGGATATCGCTGACAGAGGTGTATCTGTCAAATCGGAAACGAATGCCGGTAAGATCGTATACAAAAAGAATGACAGTGTCGGTCTCTTGGTCAATGTGGTCAAGCAGAAACAGGATACACTTTTGAAGATGGGAATCTCACCCGAAACTATAGTTACGGCAGATGATGTAGATGAACTCTAAAGCATCAACAGAACTGCCTTTTTTTGTACGCAATTATTTTGCGAAGATGGACCAACATCCGAATCGATACTGTCAGCCACAATGGCAATGGCGATATATTCTCGAGCACATTTTTAAGACCGAAACTCTGATAGTACATGAAGAACGTGCTCGAAAATATTTTGGACTGGACAAGTACCTCGGATTCAGAGCAATGGAATGGGAAGAATTCTGTTTAGGTTGCCATCTGTGCGTATACAAGACCGACGGTCAGCCTCGATGGTCAACGCTTTTCTGTATGCTCGGACGTGGAAGTGGAAAAGACGGATGCATATCTCTTGAAGCTCTGAGCCTTATCTCACCATACAATCCAGTGCGAGAGTATGACGTGGATATTTGTGCGAACAATGAAGACCAGTCGCTCAGACCAGTCAAGGATTTGGTCGCTGCGATGAAGAACAACAAGACCAAGCTGTCAAAATGGTTCAAATGGAAGGTTGAAAGTGTGGAAGGCTTAGACAGACATTCGTTTGTCAAAGGACACACGAACAACGCAAAAGGTAAGGATGGCTTACGTTCTGGGTGCGTAATCTTCAACGAGTATCATCAATACGAAAACACCGCTAACATTAACGTATTTACAACTGGACTCGGAAAGAAGCCGGAACCACGCAGAAGCATCTACACCACGAACGGCAATGTGGTAGACGGTCCACTGGATGATTTACTGAAAGATTGCCAGGCTATCCTCAATGGCAAGCGAGAAGACAGAGGACTATTTCCTTTTATCTGCAGGCTGGACTCAGCCGATGAAGTTGATGATCCTGAATGCTGGTATAAAGCGAGCCCGTCACTCGAGTACTTTCCGCATCTGATGACGGAAATCAAGAATGAATATGCCGAATGGAAAGAGAACCCTGCAAGACTCCCTGACTTCATGACAAAAAGGATGAACTGGAGGGTCAGCATTGAAGAAGCTCCTGTCACGTCTTGGGACAATATCGCAAGCACCGACAAGCCCCTTGAAGTGCAGGACGGATGGGAATGCATCTGTGGAATTGACTTTTCGAAGACCACCGACTGGATGGCGGTCAATCTGCATTTCAAATATGGTGATAAGCGATACGATATCAATCATGCTTGGATTTGCATGCAGTCTCCTGAGCTACACCGAATCAAAGCACCGTATGAAGAGTGGGCAAGGCGAGGACTCGTTACGCTTGTATACGAGCCCGAAATCAGCCCTGAGATTGCGACAGGGTACATTCAGCAGATGATGCAGAAATATAACATCAAACTGGTAGCATGCGACTACTACCGATTTACGTTGTTACGGTCGTATCTTGAAAAAATCGGTTTTTCATGGGACCTCAAGAACATCCGACTGGTACGACCGTCAAACATTATGCGAACGTATCCGATAATTGATAGATGCTTTGCGAATCAATGGTTTTACTGGGGAGACCAGCCATGCTTGAGATGGGCAACGAACAACACCAAGCTTGTAAGAGCGAAAAAATCAAAAGTCGCAAAAGATGGAGAAAATGATATCGGAAACTTCATATTCGGAAAGATTGAGCCGAAATCACGAAAGACAGACCCTTTCATGGCGTTGGTTCATTCGATGTGCTACGAATACGAGTTATCGGATATGGAAATATTAGACAACAGGGAATACATCCCTGTTTTTACTTTTTAAAGGAGTGATTAACATATGGGATTATTTGACTTTTTGAACAAAAAAATGAGTGAGCCAATCACTCCAGTGAAGGTTACGATCGGCGATGATACGGTCAGCCTTTACGCAAACGAACTAGCTTTTTCGATGTGCGTGAATCTTATCTCGAACGCAGTTACAAAGTGTGAAGTGCTGACATATCGAAACGGCAAGCGAGAGAAGTCCGACGAATGGTATCGGTGGAACGTATCGCCGAATCCAAATCAGAATAGCAGTCAATTTTTCAGTAAGTTGATTTATCGATTGTATAACGATGGGCATGCTTTGGTCGTACCGATCAATAACAACTTATACGTAGCGGATGGCTTTACAGTAAACGATTCGATGGGACTCTTGCCTCATACATTCGAGCACATCCAAATTGGTTCATTCGCTTACGGTCCAAGGCTATCAGCGAGCGATGTATATTACTTCGAACTTCCAAACGATGAGCTCAAAGGTTTACTCGATAACACGATGAATCTGTATGCGTCCCTGTTAAGTGCTGCGTATAGCAATTACATGGCGGCGAACGGAACAAAGGGATTCCTTCACATTCATTCGGTTGCTGAGAACAGTCCGAAATTCAAGGATACAATTCAGAACCTGTTCAACGTGCAGTTCAAGCACTTTTTCAATTCGAACAAGGCAGTCATGCCGTTATACGACGGTTACGAATGGGAAGATTACAAAGGCGGTCCATCATCAGCGAACGGCGTGAACGATACAAAAGGACTTGTCCAGAGCACGCTGGAAACGTATGCCCAGGCTATGGGTATTCCGAAATCGCTCATTACTGGCGAAGTACAGGACACATCGAAAGCAATCGACCAATTACTGACCTTATGTATCGACCCTTTGCTTGAAAATATCGCCGATGAAATCAATCGGAAAAACTACTCAAAACAAGACCTGTTAAACGGTACGAGAGTCCGTTTTAATACGAATGCTATGAAGCATATTGATTTGATTGACGTAGCTCAATCCATCGATAAGCTGATTAGCTCAGGATTCGCATGTATCAACGATTTACGAGAGTTATGCCATATGGATTTAATCGATGAACCATGGGCTAACGAGTTCTTCATGACAAAGAACTACTCGAAGATTGAGGATATTGTGAATCAGTTAGAGACAGGTAGAAAGGAGGAGTAAATGCAGAAATGGTATCAGTTGAAAGCTGAGGAAGACCATGCAGACCTGTACATCTACGGAGATATCTGTCAGATGGAATGGTTTGAAAGTGATGCTTCTTCTTTCAGCTTATCCAAGGAATTGGCAAGCCTTGAAGGCAAACCCTTGAACGTTCACATCAATAGCTATGGTGGTGAAGTCAAGGAAGGAATCGCCATGTATAACCTTTTGAAGGACTACAAAGGCGAAGTAACTACCGTATGTGATGGATTCGCATGTTCGGCAGCGAGCATGGTCTTCATGGCAGGAACAAATCGAGTCATGCACTCAACCAGTCTGTTGATGATCCATAATGCTTGGACTATCACGGACGGCAACGCTGACCAGCTGAGAAAGACTGCCGATGACTTGGAAAAAATGACAGAACCATCTATCACAGCTTACGTTGAAGCGAGTTATTTAGAACGCGATGAAATTAAAGCCATGATGGATGCAGAGACATGGATTACCGCCGAAGAAGCGCTCGAATACGGATTTGCTACGGCAATCGTCGACGACAATGAAGTGAAACAGTCATTCAAGGACAGCGTAATTCTCGGACTAGTCCGAAAAGTAAAAGAGCTGGAAAAGCCAGCACATGAACAAACAAATATCGATGAAACTCCATCCTCAACAGGATGGTTTTTTCATAAATAGGCAACAGGAGGAAAATAGTATGCCATTAGAAATGAAAAATTTATCTCAGGTATCTACCGATATGATTAACGCTATGCGTGCAGAAGATACCGAAGCTTATCAGACAGCTTTCGAAAAGATGGCTGACGTAATCGCTCAGAATGTATTAGCAGAAGCTCGCCAGTCCAACGACACTGCAATCTTAGCTCAGAGAGGTGTCAGACAGCTTACAAGCGAAGAAAAGAAATTCTATGAAGCTTGGAGCGCAATCGTTGCGTCCGGAAACCCTAAACAGGCTTTAACCGGCGGAGAAGTAAGCTTTCCGCAAACCATTATCAATGCAGTGTTTGATGATATTCGTGAATCTCATCCGTTACTTGCGGAGATTAATTTCCAGAATACTGGCGGAGCTCTGAGATATTTAATTTCCCGTTCCGGTCGTCCGACTGCTACATGGGGAGAGCTGACTGCACAAATTACGCAGGAGATCACATTAGATATTACTGAAATCGATATGACTTTAAAAATGCTATCCGCATTTATTCCGGTGTCTAAGGCAATCATTGACTTAGGCGCTGAATGGTTAGACCGTTATATCCGTTCTTTCTTAGCTGAAGCAATCGCTAACGGATTAGAGGATGCAATCATCAACGGATTGACTTCCGCTTCTCCGATCGGTATGATTGCCGACCTGTCCACAGGTACAGTTGACCAGACCACCGGTGTAGTATCCTATACAGCAAAGACTGCTGTCGCAATGACTGAATTATCACCGAAGACAATCGGCACTCAGCTGGCAACTTTGGCAGTAGGCCCTCATGGTCAGAGTAGACCAGTGTCTGATGTAATTCTGATTTGTAACCCGGCAGACTATTTCAGCAAAGTAGCACCGGCTACTATGGTATTAGCTTCTGACGGTGTATATGTTGACAAAATGCCGTTTGGTGTAAAAGTCATCACTTCTCCGGCAGTAGCTTCCGGCAAGGCTGTATTAGGTTTAGCAAAGCGTTATTTCATGGGCATCGGCTTCTCTGGTTCCGCTGGAACAATTGAGTTCTCTGACCAGTATAAATTTGTTGAGCATAAACGTTATTACAAGACTTATCTGTACGGTAACGGCATGCCTTCCGACAACAACTGCTTTGTATATCTGAATATTGCTAACTTAGGCGAAAAAGCTATTAAGACTAAAGCTGTTCAGTAATCTTGAAAGAGGTGCGCTATGACCTCTGTAATCGATGTTATTAAATTAAGTATTGGTAAATCGTATTTGGATGAGGACGGCACGAAACGGCTTGAGGCTTTCATGTATCAATCCATGGATTACTTGGACAAGATAGCAGGTCAAGAGCTGGACTACTTGAATGACATGTTCGCACAGGAGCTCCTTGTCAATCGTGTACAGTACGGTATCAGTAACGCTTTAGACGACTTTCAAAAGAACTATAGAGCCGAACTTATTGAACTCGGACTAAGAGGAATGGTAGACAATGCTCAAACCGAAACGGATGACTAGTGAGTCATTCGCAGATGGTCGTCTAACGCTTTTAACGGCATCAAATGGCGTGATTACGGGTGAGCGTGATAAATTGCCTTATGGTTATAAAACGGTCGGAATTAAGCGTTTTTACAATGCTCAAGTTGCCGGCAGTACCATCGAGGCGCTCGTGTCTGTACCGTACAATACCAAAGCCAAACAGAAGGACCTTGTCGAATTACTGGACTTCGAAACTGGCGAAAAGCTTATCTATCGCATTGATCACATTCAGATTAAGGATACAGCTCCAAGAAGCTTATACCTGACCTTAATCAAGGACGGTGTACTCTATGACGATAACAGAGCTTAAAAGCATCTTAGAAGCGTATGGAATCCCATGCGCTTTTAGTCATTTTGACGAGGACCAGAGACCGCCGTATATCTGCTGGATATTCACGGCATCCGACAACGAATTCGCTGATGAAATGGTCTATAAATCTATCAAGACCGTACAGATTGAGTTCTACGTTCGACAGGATGTACCGACCAACGTACTCAATTTTGAGGACTATCTGACAGACCACAAAGTCAGATGGCAACAGATTGGCAACCAATGGCTTGATGAGGAAAAGGTCCATATGTTCACGTATCAGACCGAGGTGCTGAATGGTTAGAGCTGACAAGTTCAGCGAAGAGATGTCAAAGCTTCTTGCTGAATATGGTGAACAAGTAACTGAAGCCATGAAAGAAGCGGTTCCTATGGTCGCAAAGAAAGCAACCGAAGAGGTACGATCCCATGCTCCAACTGGACACAGAGGAAAGTACAAGAAAGCCATTCAAACCAAGAAAACCGATGAAACCAATACATCAATCAAATACGTTATATGGGCGGGACCGACAGAGTTCCGTCTTTCTCATTTGCTGGAAAATGGCCATGCCAAAGTGAATGGCAAGGGTCGCACCAAAGCGATACCTCACTTCAAATACGGCGAAACCTACGCAAAGGAGAATCTTATTCCCGAAATTGTTAAAAAAATAGGAGGGTAATACATGCCTACAAATCAACCAACTGTAACATTCGGATTATCGAACGTTCATACTGCAGGCTTAACAAAGAGCGGTACTACATACACCTATGAAGCATGGACAGCTTTACCAGGTGCAGTGAACTGCAGCGGTTCGGACAATTCGAATGAAGTCAGAGAATACGCTGACAACAAAACGTGGTACTTAGTATCTAAGACCACAGATGCTACAGTAACGCTTGAAATGGAACGAGTAACCGATGAGTTCCTGATTGATTACTGTGGTTATATTCGCTCAAAGACTGGCGGATTGTTAAAGACCACAAACAAAGCACGCAAGAAGTTTGCTTTAGGATTCCGTAACGAAACTGACGCAGACCATGAACTTCACGTATGGCCTGAATGCCAGGTAACTGGTTCCGTTCAAGTCGAACACGCTACAAACAAGGACGGAGTTACCATCAACCATGCGACTGTAACTATCACCGCATTTGTCGTATCTATCTCGGATACAACTGATATCATCATGGACGATATCACTGCAGATGATAGCCGATATGCTGGATTGTGGTCAGCTGTTTACGCTTTACCGGAAGAAGCTGCGTAAATTAAGGAGTGAGGTCAATGTTTAAAGTCGTAAAGATAGAAAATAAACAGATACCTTTAAAATGTGATGGGAGTACTGCAGTCAAGTACTCCCGTTTTTTTAATAGAAATTTAATCTCCGACTTTGCAGAATTGGCAAAGTTAGAGGACAAGGTTGTCGATTCGAACGTGCTCGAAATGCTCGCATGGACGATGGCGAAGTCAGCCGATAACAATATCCCAGATTTAGAGGAATGGCTGTCTCAGTTTGATAGTCCGATGAGCATCTATTACAGTGCTACAGATATACTAGGACTGTTACACAAATCGTTTCGAACCACAAAGCAACCTAAAAAAAAATAGACGATTTAGACGGTGAGGATTATCCCGATATCTTTTCGATGGCAGTCGCATGTTCAAGAATCGGCATACCGTATGGTGATGTAATGAATATGGACATCGGCGAAATCATTGATGTGATCATTACGTTCAATAACGCTATGGACGATGCCGAAAAGGAAACCAAGCGAACCGAAACCAAGTCGCGGAAAGCAAGACCAGGGGAATCCATCCGAACAATATTAGGAGGGTAAATGGCAAACAAGAATATAAGAGGCCTAACAGTAGAGATTGACGGCAATACCGTCAAGCTACAATCAGCCCTCAAAGATACAGAAAAATCCATCCGATCGGTAGAGTCTGATTTGAAATCGGTCAATCAGATGCTCAAGTTCGACCCTACCAATACGGATTTATTGCGACAAAAACAGGAGCTACTCGGAAAAGCAGTCGAGGAAAACAAAGACAAGCTTGAAACCTTGAAGAAAGCGCAACAGCAATTGAAAGATGCTGGTGTATCTGAGACTTCATCCGAGTATATAGCTCTGCAACAGGAAATTCAGAAGACCGAAACGCATACAAAGAACCTTCAAAAGCAGATGTCGAATCTGCCAGCATCGGTACAAGCGGCAGCGAAGGAGCTTGAAAAAGTCGGTTCGAAATCTGTTGAACTCGGTACATCTCTAACCAAGAACGTAACTGCACCGATAGTTGCGGTAGGAACGGCATCGGTAGTGGCATTCAATGAAGTCGATGGAGCGCTGGATATACTCATCCAAAAGACAGGAGCAAGCGGTGAAGCTCTTACCGATTTGGAAGACGTTACGAAAGATATTGCCTCAAGAGTGCCATCAGATTTTGACACGATTGCTTCCGCAGTCGGTGAAGTCAATACGAGATTTCATTTGACTGGCGACACGCTGAATGAAGTATCTGAACAGTTTGTTAAGTTTGCGAAACTGAACAATACGGACGTATCCACGGCAATCGACCAAACGCAGAAAGCACTGAGCGCATTCGGACTAAGCGCTGATGATGCAAATCATCTGCTCGATGTCATGAACGCAGCGGGTCAAGCGACAGGTGTATCCATCGATACTTTGACAAGCGGATTAATTCAGAATGCGACTGCATTCCAGGAGATGGGCTTATCGGTTGATCAGTCCGTCATGTTGATGGCTCAAATGGAGAAGTCGGGAGCAGATATATCCACTGTTATGGGTGGACTCAGAAAAGCGCTCAAGAATGCAACCGCAGACGGTAAGGATATGAATACAGCGCTGTCCGAGCTTCAGGATGCCATCCTCAACGGCGCCGATGGAGTGGACGGTCTGACCAAGTCCTATGAGCTGTTTGGTAAGAGTGGAGACCAAATATACGGAGCAATCAAGAATGGAACATTAAGCTTTCAAGACCTTGCGAATATGGCAATCAACGCTGACGGTTCGGTGTCTGATACATTCTTGAACATGATGGACGGTGGCGACCAGTTAACGCTTGTCATGCAGAACCTGAAACTTGCTGGTTCGGAACTTGGCAACGAGATCATGGAGGCATTAGCTCCGATACTTCAAGAGCTGATAACAATCATTAAATCAGTAACAGAATGGTTCAGTGGATTATCAGACGGTCAGAAAAGAATGATATTAGTAATCGCTTCGTTAGTCGCAGCGATAGGACCGGCACTTATAATATTTGGCAAGGTGGCACTGGGTATTAGTTCCATTATCAAGACTGTTAACTTACTCAAGGGAATGATTGACATGAGCATCCTCGGACCTGCTGGAATTATTATGCTTGTCATTGGCGCTCTGGTACTCTTATATACCAAATGTGAATGGTTTAGAGATGGAGTGAATGCCATCGTTCAAGCAGTCGTGGACTTTTTCAAGAATGCCGTGGATGGTATTATTAAGTTCTTCACGGAGACGGTTCCGAACGTATTTAACGGAGTTATCAATTTCTTTAAAGAGAACTGGCAGGGACTTCTGTTATTGATCGTTAACCCATTTGCAGGAGCATTCAAACTTTTATACGACAACTGTGAAGGATTCCGTAACTTTATCAACAACCTTGTCAATGATGTAATCGGATTCTTTACAAAGCTACCAAGTAAAGCACTTACGTGGGGTAGAGATATGATTGATAACTTTATCAATGGAATCAATGAGAAAGTCGGTAAATTGTGGAATTCCATCAAGGATATCGGTAAGGGTATCGCTGATTTCCTCGGATTCTCAGTACCTGAAAAAGGACCGTTATCGGATGCCGATACTTGGATGCCTGACATGATGGACTTGCTGGCAAATGGAGTCGAAAGTCAGAAAGGCAAGCTACTATCTGCAATGAAAGATTTGGCAAGTGAAATGTCAGCACCGATGATGAACTCCGAAGTCACTCGCACGCTTACGGCATCGAATACGATCGCTATGGACGTATCGATGAATGCAGTCCTTGATGGCAGACAGGTAGCGAATTCTGTTGAAAATAGAATTACGAAAAAGATTAATAGCAGAAATGCTTTCAAAGGAGCGTGATTGAATGTACTGGTTTAGTTTAGATAACGAGCGATGCGACCGTAAGGGTATCATCGTTGACAAGCGTACAGGTGAATCTGCTCCGACTCGTAAAGTACAAACGGCATCGTCTAACTATACGGACGGTGCCTTTGTTACTCAATTTGATACTTTTGAGACGGTCGAAAAATCATTCGATTGTAATTTCGTTGAGGAAAATCATAACCAATGGCATGAACACTGGCGAGCAGTCAAGAGATGGCTTTTGAAAGACCACGACAAGCTCAGATATTCAGATGATCCAGGTATCTATCGAAAGATACTCAATACCACGCTTTCGGCATCGGAAAGAGAAGTACAGGAAACAGGTAACTTCACAGTTACATTCCTACTCGAACCATATGAGTATTACGACAAAGGCGCTCATCCGTTGAATGTGAAGGATGTACAGTACAACATCTATAACATCAGCCATCCGACATATATCATCACAAGAACAAACAAGACCACGCTGACTATAAACGGTAAGGCTTTTACCGTATGGGCACAGAACCGTACCTGTTATATCGATACAGACCTCCGACTGGTTTATGATGCGAATAAAAACAAGCTCGCATCTGAGGGCGACTTCACAGACTTGTATCTGCTGGAAGGTAAGAATACCATCAGCCTTTCAAGCGGTAATCTGAAAGTCGTACCGAACTGGAGGTCTCTATGATTGAAGTTTACCAGTGGAACGAGAGAACGTTCTCATCAAACGGCTATCCACTGGAATGTATTGAGTTAACGCTGCGAGAATCCATCAATGGAGTATGGTCCGTAGAGGGTTCAGTACCAGAGGAAAGCAAGGTATTGATTAACGATCAATCCGTCATTAAAGCACCAACGCCGAACGGAATGCAGTTGTTCCGTATCAATCATATCGAAAAGGCAGACTATGGATGCACTTTCGTAGCATATCCATTAGCTATGGACTTGGCGAATATTATCGTTCGAGACAGGCGACCGACAAATGCCACAGGACAACAGGCACTCAATGCACTGTTACAAGGTACGGACTTCACAGGGGAATCTGATATATCTGATACATCGACCGCATACTGGGAAATGCACAATATCATTGAATGCATCAATGGTGATATTGATCAATCGATTGTCAATCGATGGGGTGGTGAGATTGCATTTGATAATTACAAAGTAATCATCAACAGTCGTATCGGTGCTGATAACGGCATGCGCATTGAGATGGGATTCAACTTGTCGGAGATTAGTGAGACCATCGATTCATCCGGTCTGATTACTCGAATCATTCCGAAAGCGTATAACGGTCGATACATGACCAACAAGGGATATGTCAATTCGGAATACATTTGGAATTATGCAGACATTCACGAATCTGTTATCGAATTCAATGATGTGAAGCTCGCAGAAGATGCTCAAGACGGTGATTACGAGGACGATAGTATATTAATCTGTCAGACACAGGAAGAGCTGAATACAGCACTTTCTGAGCGCGCTGAAACGTACTTTAACGAGACTGAATGCGACCGTCCAGTTATCAATTATCAGTGCTCTATCATCGATTTAGCGCAGACAAAGAAGTATAAGGATTTCGCTCATTTGGTCAGCTTAAATCTTGGCGATACGGTCCGAGTCCATCATAAAGGATTGAACATTGACCACACAGCAAGAGTGATATCGATTGAATACGACTGTCTGACGCAGATGTATACGAATCTTGAAATCGGACAATTCAGTCCGACATACTTTGAAAAGCAGTCAGACCTATCAAGGACACTTGAAAAGGTAGTCGATACCAACACAGGAAGCGTTATGGCCGAGACTATCAAAGGCGTTATCAATCTGATGGATACGCAGATGGTCGCACAAAAATCGAACGCAAAACGTACTGAAGTGCGTGCGATCTTGTTCGAGGACACAGATGAAGACTCGGAAACGTTCGGAGCTCTTTGCATCGGTACTCAAGGTATACAGATAGCTCAGAAGCGAATCAATAACGAATGGCAGTGGGGTACGGCAATCAACTTTGAAGCCATCAATGCCGATTACATCATTACCGGTGTACTGGCAGACAGGTCCGGCAATTTCTTCCTGAACATGAATACCGGCGAACTTGTCATGGGTGATGGATTGTTCAAGGGAAATATCACCACCAATAAGGATGCCAAGGTCGGACGATGGTTGTACCTTGATTATGATGGTAATATCGATACATCGACCTTTGCAAATTATTCAAGAATCACGTTAGGACATGACAAGAATACAGACCCTATGCCGTTTGTAGGTTTTGCAAAAAATAACAATGGCACAGAATCCATTGTGCTTGCTACTTCAAGTGGCCAGAATGGGCCTTTGATGAGTATCACAAAAGGGCAGTCAAGTACGGCATTGATACAGTCGTCAAATGGTGGTACTGGTATCGGGGTAATTGATAACCAGGTGCAGATTAATAATGCCGATGCCGTATTTATCAATACTGGTGATTTAGTCATCAACGGTAAGACTGGACTCACAGGAACTTTTTCTAATGTCACGGGATTCAAAGTTCAGAATGGCTTGGTCTATTCCGTGACTGGACAGAGGGGTGCATGATATGGAACAGAGTAAATTTAATCAATTGATGGAGCATACAAAAGCATTTACGGATGTAAA